CACCAAAATTACAAAATATCTATAAATAGTTTAAAGTAACCTATTTAGAGGATCTCATATTATGGTATCATTAGTTTCCCCAGGCGTTCAGGTAACGATCATTGATCAAAGCCAATATGCACCAACCCAAGCTGGTTCAGTGCCATTGGTAATACTTGCAACAGCACAAGACAAATTAACTCCAGGCAATACACTTGCTTCAGGCACAACTATTGCTAATGCTGGAAAAATTATTACAGTAACTAGTCAACGTGATTTAGTTAACTACTTTGGCACACCTTTCTTTGCTGTTGATGCATCAGATAACCCAATTAACGGTGATGAACGCAACGAATACGGCCTATTAGCGGCTTATAGCGCATTGGGTGTAACTAATACAATGTATGTTCAACGTGCAAACGTTGATCTAGCACAGCTAGAAGGAACTTCGGTGCGCCCAACAGGTACTCCTGCAGACGGTACATATTGGTTAGATGTATCTACTACAAATTATGGTATCTATGAGTTCACACAAGAAGATGGTTTTATCCTGACAATACCATCAGTGATCACATCAACAACATATTTAAGCAGTGGTGTTCCTATTGCTAGCTATGGTAGTATTGGCGATTATGCCGTAGTAGCTACGAGTTCAAGCAATCCTGTTTACTATAAAGGTCCTTCAAATGCATGGACTCTAGTAGGAAGTGATGCATGGAAAGCTAATGTACCAACAATCACAGGTAATATTGCAAGCCCAGTAGTTACTAGCGGTGATAAAATGTTTATCAACGGTAATCTTGTTACAATGACCGGAACGACAGCTGCTACAGCAGCAACTGCTATTAATGGAGCTAGTATTCCTGGTGTTACAGCTAGGGTTAACTCAACTACACAATTAGAACTTTTTGTCAACAACAGTACCATCCTTTATAGTAACGCCTCTGGTAATTTACGTGGTACTATTGATACAGCCACAAGCACATCAGGACAATTGGTAATTACTAAAGGTTCAGTATTACTTGGCGCAAACATTGACTGTGCAGCTAATTTAGGGATACTACAATCTCCACTAGGCAGTATCAGTAATAGTGGTAACACATTCACCTACAACAGTCCAACTATTGCATTTGCTGGTTATACTAATCCACCAGCTTGGAGAACTTCAGACATTACACCACGTCCAGATGGTTCAGTATGGTTTAAAACTACAGCTACTGGTAACGGTGCTAGCTATGCTATTAAAGAATACAGTGCAGTTTTAGCTAGTTTCCAATTATTAAGTGCTCCACTTTACTCAAGTGACTCAGCTGCAATCTATGGATTAGATCCAGTAGGTGGTGGTGCTAGCCTTGATGCAGGTGCACTATATGTTAAATATGACACATTAGGCACAACTACAGCTACATTCAAACCTTACATTAAAAATGTACAAGGTATTTTAACAATCACAGGTACAGTAGCAGGTGGTGCAGCGACAACATACGCAGCTGGTAACAGCTTTAATATGAGTGTAAGCGTTCCTGGTAGCGCAACATTAAGCACAGCAACAGTAACGATCGGTGGCGTTGGCAGCTCACAAGATGCAACCGCTCTAGTTAGTGCTATATTAGCTGCTGACTTGCCAAATATTACTGCTGGTATAAACTCAGATGGTCAAGTTTTTGTAAGTCACTTAGCAGGTGGAACTATTGCATGGACGCAAACTAGTGGTTCTCCGATGAATACAGCTGGGTTAAATGACGCTACACATGTACAAGAACTGACTGCTGGCATAGCATATCTAGCTAGTCCATGGACACCATTAACTTATACATATTCAGCAACAGCACCTTACAGTGATCCACGTGATGGCACATTATGGTATTACAGCGACCCATTAGTAGCTGACATCATGATCAATGATGGCAGTGCATGGAAAGGTTATCGTAACGTAGCTAATGATGCACGCGGATTTGATTTATCAGCAACAGACCCTAATGGTCCAATCTTTGCAGCTAGCGAACCAACAACACAAAGCGATGGCTCTAGCCAATTGGCGGCAGGTGACTTGTGGATTAGTACAAGTGATGCTGATCTCGCTAATTATCCTGTTATCTATCGTTATACAGCAACTAATGGCGGTGGTGGCACAGTGAATAGTTGGGTCCTATTAGACAACGCTGATGATGTTAGTGCCGATGGCATATTATTTGCAGATGCACGTTGGTCAGCTACAGGTAACGTAGATGTTATCACAGGTAGTTTACCGACAATTACTAGTTTGATTACCAGCGATTATAAAGATCCAGATTGTCCAGCATATCAACTATATGCACGTGGTACATTGTTATTCAATACACGTCGCAGTGGTTATAATGTTAAACGTTTTGAAAATACAGGATTTACTAGTGCCCAATTGGCAACAGTAACAGGTACAGAAGCTGCTACATGGTTCACACAAAGTGGTGTTGATCCTACAACGGCGGTTCCATATTTTGGTACCAAAGCACAACGTTCAACAGTTGTTGAAGCCCTTAAATCAGCAGTTGCTTCAAGCACAGCCTTACGTGAAGAGCAAACACAATTTAACTTGATCTGCTGCCCAGGATATCCGGAACTTATCCAAGACATGATCACACTAAACAATGATCGCGTTAATACAGCATTTATCATTGGTGACAGTCCATTAGATTTACCAAGTGACTCAACAACACTCAATGCTTGGGCTAATAATACTAACCTAGCAACAGACAACGGTGAAGAGGGCTTAGTAAGTAACAGTGAATATCTAGGTGTTTACTATCCAAGTGGTCTAGCTACTAACTTAGACGGTGAAAGCGTAGTTGTTCCACCAAGCCATATGATGCTAAGAACAATCATCCGTTCAGACGCAGTAAGCTATCCTTGGTTTGCACCAGCTGGTGTACGCCGTGGTTTAATTGACAACGTTACAGCTATTGGTTATGTTGATACAACAGATAATAATACGTTCAAATCGATCGGTGTAACAGCCGGTCTACGTGACGTATTATATCAAGACAGAGTAAACCCAATTACAATATTACCGGGTGTTGGTCTAGTAGCATACGGTCAGAAAACACGTGCTGCTCAAGCAAGTGCAATGGATCGTATTAACGTAGCAAGACTAGTTGTTTACTTAAGAACAGTATTGGCCAGGGTCGCAAGTCCGTTTATATTTGAACCAAATGATACGATCACACGTAGCCAAGTTAAATCAGCATTTGATGCTGTGTTTAACGACTTAGTTGCAAAACGTGCAATCTATGACTACTTGGTAGTTTGTGATACAACAAACAATACTCCTGTTAGAATTGATAACAACGAGTTGTGGATTGATATCGCGATACAACCAGTTAAGGCTATCGAGTTCATTTATATCCCAGTTCGACTACAAAACACTGGAGCGGCCTTAACAATACAATAATATACGCACTTAATGGGAGGAGTGATCCTCCCCATGCGTTAGGTAAAAACAAATAAATACTATTATAGTATTAAAAGGAAAATAAGATGGCAACATCATCATTAACAAATTTTACAGTACCGTTAAGCACTAATCAAAGTGCTAGTTCACAAGGTCTGTTGATGCCAAAATTAAAGTTCCGCTTTCGCGTAACTTTCTTAAATTTTGGTGTTACACAACCCAGCACAGAACTAACAAAACAAGTCATGGATTTTAAACGTCCGAGCGTGAGCTTTGAAGAAATTCTAATTCCTATCTATAACAGCAAAGTTTACCTAGCTGGTAAGCCAACCTGGGCAGAAGTTACTTGTAATCTACGTGATGATTCGGGCGGCGAAGTTAGCAAACGTGTTGGTGAACAGATGCAGAAACAATACGACTTCTTCGAACAAAGTTCTGCTAGTTCAGGCATTGATTATAAATTTACTACTGTTCTTGAAATCCTTGATGGTGGTAATGGTACAAATACTCCTAACATTCTTGAAACTTGGGAATTGTATGGTTGCTATCTAAGTACAGCCGACTACGCTGATGTTAATTACGCTACAAATGATCCAGTAACTATCGCTTTAACGATACGTTACGATAATGCGCTACAAACACCTACAGGTTCGGGTATTGGTGCTACATTAACAAGAACACTAGGTACAGTAATCACTGGTTAATCCAGACGAAACCTTTCAAAAAGCTCGGCGTAAAAAACCGGGCTTTTTTTATCTGATAAATATATAAAACGGAAACGATAATGGCACAAAATAATATATACGGTGACATTTTACAGTCAATCGCACCTAATAGAAATATTCGCGATTACCAACATGCCGCACGGACTTTTATTGATAGCCTATATAGACTTAGTCCTAAATTAAATAATCTATTCCATGTGTTTATTGATGTTAATCAAAATATAGCCAATATCGATCAGCTAAGTCAAATTGAAACAGGCCTCATGGCCAAACAGGTGCAGTTGCCTAAGTTTACTGTTGCCACTAAAACACATAATGCATACAATAGAAAAACTATACAACAGGAAAAAGTTACGTATGACCCAGTGACTATCACATTCCATGATGACAGCGCCGACATAGTACGCAAATTTTGGTATAATTACTACAGTTACTATTATAGAGACAGTGATTATCCTATAGACAATTTTAAAGATGACAGCAAATATAAACAGCGCCAACAACAAAATTGGGGTTATAGTCCTAAGACTGATCTAGCTGGCAACATTCCTTTTATTACCAGCATAAGGATCTATAGTCTACATCAAAAACGTTTCAGCAGTTATACACTGATGCGTCCAATGATACAAATTTTCCAACACGGTCAGCATGAAGCTGGTGCGTATACTCCAATGGAACATTCAATGACAGTGAACTATGAATCTGTGTTATATGACACAGGCCCTGTAAGCAATGGCACAGTATTGGGCTTTGCTGAAGTTCATTATGATCAAACATCGAGTCCATTACGCAATCTCGGCGCACTTATTGGTGCTGGCGGAAGTATACTTAGTAGTATTGAAAACGGTGATCTAGGAAGTACAGTGCAGAATGTAATAAATGCTACAAATATACTTACAGGAACAAATACGCAAATTAAACAAGCACCCGCACTAGACCTAAGCCAGATAGGTGAAAGTATTATGAAAGGTCGTAATCCATTAAGTAGCATTTTTGTGCCAACCAGCGGTTCAGTTCAACAAGGTATTAGTAAGGCCACTTCTGGTATTTTTGGTGCAAGCAATCAAGGTCGCACAGACGTATAAGGATAGAACATGTCAGTTACATCAGGAAATCTACCAACCGAAAACGGCACAAACAGCACACAGCAGTATTTTAATAATTTCTATGTGCAACAACCTACTGTTGGGCCTAGTGAAAATGATGCTGTGGTTGCTTACTTCCAGATGATTACTGGAGATAAGGAAACAGGAAAAACACTTGCAGGTGCTGTTGTTTATACTTGTATACAACAGAGTTTAGATCCAGTAGCAGT